AAGTTGTAGAAAACTTTCCAAAAGGCTTTGGCATTTACGACTTAAGTGAATTCCTTGGCGTACTCAACTTAGTTGATTCACCTCAACTAGAATTTCATGAAGAATATGTATCGATTGCTGATTCAAGTGGTAGATCTAAAATTAAATATAGATATGCCGATGTCGATATGCTTACTACTGTTACCAAAGATGTCAAAATGCCAGCTCATGATATTAGCTTCACACTTGATAATACTACACTAGGTAGAATTAAACGAGCTGCAGCTGCACTCGGCCATAATGAACTAGTTATTGAGCCAGATGGCGATGGTCTAGCAAGTTTAACTGTAACTACTGTAGAAAATAAAACAGCAAATACTTATTCTATTTCAGTACCAGTTGAGTCTAACGAGAGTATATATAAACTTGTATTTAATATATCTAATATTAAAGTTTTAGCCGGAGATTACGACGTTGAAATTTCATCAAAACTAATTTCTAAATTTACTAACTCAGCAAATTCAATGAATTATTGGATTGCACTTGAAAAAACATCAACTTATGGAGAACAATAAACTATGGCCGACCACAAAAAATCTTATGATCTAATGAATCAGATCTCTCGATCTTCTATTGCTATTATTGATACTATTACTCAGCGTGGTGGATTTCGAGGCGAAGAGCTTTCCACAATTGGTCAACTACGTGATCAATGTGCTCAAGCAGTACAAGTAGTCGAATCGTTTAAACAAGAAGAAGCTGAAGAAGAGTAAACTCCAATAAGGATAGACTATATAATGAATCTTGATAATGAATTTCTGTGGGTCGAAAAATATCGCCCACAAACTATTGAACGAACTATCCTACCTTCTGAACTAAAATCAACATTTTTAGAAATTGTTAAGACCGGTGAACTTCCAAACATGTTATTTACAGGAAGTGCTGGTCTTGGCAAAACTACTGTTGCAAAAGCGTTATGTAATTCTCTTGACTTAGATTACATTTTAGTGAATGGTTCTGAAGAAGGTAACATTGATACCCTTCGTGGTAAAATAAAACAATTTGCTTCATCATTATCTTTACAGGGTGGCTACAAAGTAGTCATCCTTGATGAAGCTGATTACTTAAACGCTCAATCAACTCAACCGGCTTTAAGAGCTTTTATTGAAGAGTTTTCTAACAATTGTCGGTTTATCTTAACCTGTAATTTTAAGAATCGTATTATTGAACCACTTCATTCTCGATGTGGTGTATATGAATTTAATACTTCAAAGAAAGATCTAAGCGAATTAGCTAAAGATTTTTTTAAACATGCTCGTAATATTCTTGAACAAGAAAATATTACATATGACCAAAAAGATCTTGTTAATATTATTATGAAACATGCTCCAGATTGGAGGAGAGTTTTAAATGAACTTCAAAGACGATCAGTGGGTGGTAGTTTTAGTAGTAGTGGTTCTTCTAGTTCTTCTGTTACTGAAATTGACTTACTCTTAAAATATATTAAAGAAAAAGATTTTAAGAAAATGAGAAGCTGGGTTGTTAATAATATTGACACCGATGCTTCAGCTATTTTTCGTGGAATTTACGATCGTATGAATAACCATATGAAACCAGCTTCTGTACCACAGGTTGTTCTTATTCTTGCAGACTATCAATACAAACATGCTTTTGTTGCTGACCATGAATTAAATGTGGTAGCATGTATGACAGAGCTAATGGCTAATGTGGAGTTCCAATAATGGATAATGCAGTTGTATACGATTTTGAAACCTTATCACAAGATCCAGTTAAAGGTGTAGTAATTTCATTTGCTATGCTTTCATTTGATGAATCTCGATTTATTAGTAAACCATATTTGTATGAAGAACTGTTAAAAAATTGTCATATGATTAAATTTAATGTTGATGAACAGGTTAAAGAATATGGTCGATCTGTTCAGCAAAGCACTATTGATTGGTGGAAAAACCAACCGAAAGAAGCTCAATATCAGTTAAAACCATCTACTGAAGATGTATCTATTACTGAACTATATGATTTCTTTGTTGAAAATAGACCAGATGAACTTAAAAAAGTTTATACTCGAGGTAATACATTTGATCCAATCTTTTTTGATTTTTTAATGAAAGACACTGATCAAGTTACACCATATCCTTGGTGGACCATAAGAGATACACGGTCTCTTATTGATGGCATGGCATGGGGATCTAATTTAAATAATAAATTTATGCCAGCTGATGTAGCAGATAAATTTATTCATCATGATCCAAAACATGATATTTCTGTAGATGTCATGAGAATTCAAGCATTGGCGCAAGCATTATGAGTCCTTTTGATTATCTTAATAGTATTAATACAACTAAACAAGATATTATGAATGATGATTTAGATGAAAAAAATTATCCAGCTTTTATGATAAATCGTAGTTTATCTTATTTTAATGATACTGTGTTAATGGCAAATGAGATGAATTTAAATGCTCATATTGATAGTAGATTACAGTATGACTTTTATCTTGAAATTGTTCGTAAAAGAAAAAGGTTTTCTAAATGGACTAAAGAAGATAAGTCAAAAGATATTGATGCTATTAAAGAATATTATGGATATTCAAAAGCAAAAGCGTATCAAGTTCTTCCATTGATGACGAAGGATCACCTAGAAAAAATTCATTCATTAATTAGTAAAGGTGGTAAAACCCGCTAAAAATTTAATTAGTATAAATATAGCTATCATGAGTACATTATCGTGAATAGAATATATTAAAAGTGAGTTGAAAAAATGAATGAAGAAGCTACTTTAGTAGACTGGTCTCCTGAATCTATGTTGGAGATTACTCTTAACGATCCAGATGATTTTCTAAAAGTTAGAGAAACTCTTACACGCATTGGCGTTGCATCTCGAAAAGAAAAAAAATTATTTCAATCTTGTCATATATTACATAAACAAGGTAGATATTTTGTTGTCCATTTTAAAGAATTGTTTTTACTCGATGGTAAAAAATCGACTCTTGAAGAGAGTGATATATCTAGAAGAAATACAATTGCTACATTAATTTCCGACTGGGGATTGATTACAATAGATAATCCTCAAAAAGCTTTACCAGTTGCGCCTTTAAGACAAATTAAAATAATTTCTTTTAAAGATAAAGGCCAATGGGAATTATGTCCAAAGTATAATATTGGTCGAAAATAATATTTTTTTTTGATATAACCTATTTACTTTTTTAAATAAAGTACTATATATACTATAGAGGCAATTCGTAGGAATTGTCCAAAGACGGAGGGATGCAGAATAATCTGGTCCCAGAACATTCTTGCTTGGAAGAGGAGAACACCAAAATGACAGGCATACAAACACTATTTCCGCGATCATCTTTTGTAGGATTCGATCATCTGTTTAATGAAATGGAACATACCGTTCGTCACGCAGCTGATCATTATCCACCACATAATATTATTAGAGCATCTGAACACGAGTATCTTATTGAACTTGCAGTTGCTGGTTTTTCAAAAGATGAATTATCAATTGAAGTTAAAGATAGAACTTTAATGATAACAGGAGAACACGTAAGCAAAGGAAGAGACTTTATTCATCGTGGTATTAGTACCAAGAAGTTTAAACGTACTTTTCGATTGTCTGAACACGTTCAAGTAAACGGAGCAGATATTCAGGATGGCATACTTGCAGTAGAATTGAAGTATGAAATACCAGAAGAAATGCGTCCTCGTAAAATCAATATTGGTCAAACGAGGAAAACAAATGACACAAGTAATATTAATAGCACACAACTACTCAACGAAAGCAATTGAGCTAATTATTGAATCACTATCTTCATTTTGGAAGCATCTAAAATTTAGAAACGGTGTTAGAGAAACACGTAATGAACTTAAATCATTAAATGATAAAGAATTGCGTGATATTGGTATCACAAGAGGTGATATTGAAGCAATTGCACGAGGTGACTGGGAATTTGTTCGAAGAGCAAACCATCGTTATTCCGAACCATCATCCAATCCTAATTTAAAAGGATGGAGCTAATGGCAACAAGTATAGCATCTACTATATTTTCGCCATTGTCGGGATTTTGGTCTGCATTAGAACGCTTCAACTTGACAATGGGATATTCCAAGGCAGCGGCGGAACTCGCACGAATGGGATATTACGAGGAATCGAGAAAATGTATGATGGAAATACAAAAATTGCGTAGCTAACAAAAAAGGGCAGAAATGCCCTTTTTAACTTTTTAACACAAATATAAAAGGAACACACACATGACACAGAAAAACCCCTTTGAAATTAGAGCTGAAATGCTTCAAATGGCTAAAGACTATATGGATCAGCAATATAAAATGAATATTCAACTTGCAACTGATATGTATGATCAAGGTCAAAAAAATATGGTAGAATTGCAGGATGCTTACAAAATGTATTCAGTTGAAGATATGATGGCAAAGGCCAAAGAAATGTATTCTTTTGTCTCGAAGAAAGATTAAAGGTTTACATTACTTCTATATTATGTTATAATTACTCCAATGACGGAGGAATGTTTTGAATAATTTTTACACATCAGTTAATCGGTATGGTAATACTATTTTATATAGAGGCTATACTGAAAATGGTACTCGAATAGAAGATCGTATTAAATTCGGTCCAACACAATATTTGCCATCGAAAGAACCCACAAAATTTCGTTCTTTCGATGGTGGATATCTAAATGCTATTAAATTTCAAAAAATGAGTGAGTCAAAAGATTTTCTTGAAACTTATAAAGAAATGGAAGGCGTTAAAGTCTATGGCACTCGAAACTATATCCAACAATTTATTACAGATAAATTTCCAGATAATATAAATTTTAATCAAAATCACATTAACGTTGTTAATTTTGATATTGAAGTAGCATCTGATGATGGTTTTCCTATTCCAGAAGAAGCAGCATATCCTATTATATCAATTGCTCTTAAATCTAGTAAATCTTCTATTTACGAAGTGTGGGGTTTAGGTGAATACGATACAAATAAAACAGAATTAGAAATGAATGGTGATCTAATCAAGTATCATAAATTTGATACTGAAAAAGCTATGTTAGCTTCCTTTTTACACTATTGGGTAAACAATTATCCAGATGTTATTACAGGTTGGCATATTCGTTTCTTTGATATTCCTTATCTTGTAAATCGTATCAAAAATATTGGTACTGAAGAAGCAGCCAATAAACTTTCTCCATGGAAGCTAGTTAATGATAGACAAATAACTAAGATGGGTCGTACTCAGTATAGTTATGAATTAGTTGGTATTCAAACCGCAGACTATATTGAATTATTCAAAAAGTTTGGTTATTCATATGGCGCTCAAGAATCTTATAAGCTTGACCATATTGCTTATACAGTTCTCAATGAAAAAAAATTATCTTATGAAGAACATGGTAATCTTCACAGTTTATATAAAGCTGACCATCAAAAGTTTATTGACTATAATATTAAAGATGTTCAACTTGTAGACCGTATTGATCAAAAGATGGGTCTTATTAATCTTGGATTGACTATGGCATATAAAGGTGGTGTTAATCTTGGTGATACAATGGGTACAACTTCAATATGGGAATCAATCATTTATCGAAGACTTCTTAAAAATAATATAATATCACCAATTGAACAGATTAAACCATGTATGTATGCTGTTCATGGAGCTACTGAAACTTCAAAGAAAAACCCAGCTGGTAATTTAGATCGTACCCGTGAACCACAAAAATCTCACGCAATTGCTGGAGGTTATGTTAAAGATCCACATGTTGGTTCACATGATTGGGTCGTATCATTTGATTTAAATTCTCTATATCCAAACATAATTGTTCAATCTAATATATCTCCTGAAACTCTTGTAAAAGATAAATCATTTGGTGAATATACCCAAGGTGTTGATCACTATTTTATTGATGGTCAGGCTGCTTCTGATGAGTATTCTATATGTGCAAGTGGTGTTCCATTTAGTAAAAATAAGCAAGGTATTATTCCTGAATTAATTGTTGAATACTATGCTGAACGTAGTGTAATTAAACAAAAAATGCTTAAAGTAAAACAAGAGTATGAGCAAACAAAAAATACAGCTCTTGAGTCAGAAATTAATCAGCTAGAAAATAATCAAATGGCTATTAAGATTCTACTTAATTCTTTGTATGGCGCAATGGCAAATAAGTATTTTAAATATTTTGATAATGCTCTTGCCGAAAGTGTAACTCTTACTGGTCAACTTTCAATAAAGTGGGCTGAAAGAGCTATCAATGTTGAAATGAATAAAATACTTAAAACTAAAGGAAAAGATTATGTTATTGCTATTGACACTGACTCAGTCTACATTAATTTTGGTCCTCTTATTGCTCAACTGGCGCCAAAGGACTCTGTTAAAGCATTGGACAAAATTTGTAAGACACACTTCGAACCCATAATTGCTAAGTCATATGATAAATTATTTCATAGATTAAATGCTTATACTCCTCGTATGGAAATGGGTAGAGAAGTTATAGC